CCGACCGCTGGAAGATCAGAAGCAAGACCTACGAAGGGATCGCAGCGGCGATGGCCGACCAGTGGGGCGCGTACATTGAGACTCCGCTACTGTCGGCGGTGTGAAGAGGCGTTACCGAGCGAAAGTGCGGGCATGGAAAGCAAATGGATTTCGGTGGGCGAACGACTGCCGCAAGATGGCACGTCGGTCCTCGGGTGGCGTCCGGGCGACCCGGTCTTCGAGTGCCAATGGCACGACGCCAGCAGCGGAGGCGGCATTGATCGTGAAGCGGGTTGGTTCTGCTACCCAGAACCGATAGACCCGCCGACCCACTGGATGCCGCTCCCGGCCCCGCCAACGGACGGCAAGTAGCCACAGAACGCTGGCGATGAGCAGCGGCGGACACATGACGCAGCTATCACTTTGGACTCCATTCCCGCCGTCTGCTCCATCGCTTGGTTCTACGGCGGCGCACCAGAGCACGCTCCCGCCTCACCTCAACAAGTTCCACGTCGGCAACGGAGACGACGGCAAACACTACTGGCTGACGCCACCAGAGCTATACGCCGAACTGGACGCCGAGTTTCATTTCGACTTTGACCCATGCCCGTACCCTGTGCCACCTGGATTCGACGGACTTACTTGCGAGTGGGGGAGCAGCAACTACGTCAACCCGCCATTCGGATCCATCATCCACAACGGCCGCAAGAAGGGGCCAACGGCATGGATGCGAAAGGCGATTGAGGAGCAGCGGAAGGGCAAGTTGTCGGTGGTGGTGTACCCGGTGGACAAGTGGGTTCTGATGATGCTTGCCGCCTGCGGGGCAGCGAAGGTGCGAAACCTTGGCGACGTTAGGTGGCACGCAACCGAGGACGGATCCAAGGGCAAGGGGACGGGGCGGCACATCGCAGCCTTCATTCTGGAGCCATAGGTCGCCAGCGTTGTGGATTTCCAATGGATGCTTCAATCACGGATTCACGCGGTCGGAGAGTTGGATTCATCACGCTCTCGGGTGGGCCATATAAGCCGGGAGATCAACCGCCTTCCGGGTATTGCGATTGGGATGAGTGGGCCGCCATTCAGTACAAGGCTGGACTTAGGCAGCGACGATGCGCGCGGTGCGGCAAGTACAGGTTTCCGCAGGAGATTGCCAGCGATGGCCAGAAACCGGCGTGCAAAGAGTGCGGCAACGGATAGCCGTAGAACGCCAAGGATCAGGAGCGGCGAACGATGAGCGATGACAACACGCACGGCGCGGCTGAGCCGTCTCTTGCATCCGCTGGTTCTGCGGCGAACCGTCAAGCGATCCTTGACGGTTGGATTCCGGTGACGGAGCGGCTGCCAGAGGAGCGCATTGCCGTTGCCGTTTTCGTCCAGGGAGATAACCCGGCAGATCGCTCGGTTACGGTTGCCCATATGTTTCAGGGGCATTGGAGATGCCCCTATTTTGGCGAGGAGTTCCTTGAGGACGTGAGCATTGTTATGGGCAGGGCGACCCACTGGATGCCGCTCCCGCAGCCCCCTGCGTGGCCTGGCTGAAGTGACGCTACTGCGGCGAAGAAGCGCATGAGCCAGCCGGCATGGATTCCCGTCGCCGAACGCAAGCCCCCTGAGGGACGCTACCTCGTTGTCCACCATCACGGGCCGCACGCCTACGTTGATGTGAAGGTCATCACCTACGAGTGCGAGGTTGGGGCGATGGCACGCCCGGCACTGCAAGACGTGAGCCACTGGATGCCGTTGCCGGAGCCGCCTGACGATTGACGACCGCCATATCCTTCCGTCATGCACTCGCTTCCCGACAAGCTCCGCACGCTCGCGTCATACCACGGGAATATCTACCTCTCCGTGCACCTCCAGCACGTTGACGAGGTGGTGCGGCTTCAGCGTGCCGCCCTGCTCGAAGCTGCCGACCGCCTGGAGGAACTAGAGGCTGAGGCTGCAAGGTTACGGGATCTGACGCCTACGCTGGATGGCTGATGAGGCCGCGTCGCGGGCCATCCCCCGTGCCTACCCAGGAGATATGCCATGTCGGAAGTGAAGCTGCGGCGGCGTGCCCGCCAAGTCTCGATCACCCTGCACACCGCCACCTCGCTCTGCACCACGCTGCGGCTCGAGGACTTTGCCGGCGGCGTGGTCGATCTGGGCACCATGAGCACCAACGCGACCACGCTCCAGATGTGGTCAGCGTCGGCTGAGGCCGGGCCGTACCGTCGTCTGCGGAAGGTGGACGGGTCGGCCTGCGAGATCACGCTGAGTCCCAGCACGACTGAGGGCCGGGCCTACCCGCTGCCTGACGAGACGTTTGCCGTGCCGTTCCTGCGGATCGCGAGTGGCACCACGAACTCGACCGGCACCACTGGGATCGTGACGCTGAAGAGTTGACGCATGCCGACGCGGGTGCCCCGATTCCGGCAGGCTCGGCTCCGGCCAGCAAGTCTGCCGGAGTCTAGGCCGAACGCTGCCTCCCGTGGGTACTGTGACAAGCGTCACTTCGCGTGGCGTCTTGCTGTGCTGACCCGCGATGGATGGCGATGCCGCCGGTGCTCCATGCTCTGCACCAAGAAGGGAGAGGCGCACGCCGATCACATCTCGCCAGTGGTCGCCGGCAGCGACCGCTGCGTTAATGGGGTGTCGCGATATGACGTAGCCGGCGGCCAGTGTTTGTGCGCGCATTGCCACCAGAAGAAGACGAACGCAGAGAGCCGGGCATAACGCCGTCGCGTGCGCAGAATCTAGGCATGACCGCATAGGGGGTAGGCTTTCTGGAGGGCTGCTGAGCGAAACCAGAAGTTCTAATCGACAGGGGTGAGCGAGGGTAACGCTCAGGGGGTAGGTGCTGCTCGTTTGACAGGCACCGCATGTTGTTGGCATGTCTCGCGCATGCATCGACTGCGGATCGCAACTTCAACGCCAGTTGCCAGCACGCCGTTGGCCAATTCGCTGCCCGTCTTGCAAGTCGAAAAACACTTCCGCCAGGCTGAGATCAAGGGCGACAACAAAGTGGAGTTCCGCAGCGTGCGTCGGCTGTGGAACATCGCTTTCACAGCTTCCAAGAAGAGGGCCGTTCCCAAAGTTGTGCCCAAAATGCATGGCAGCAAAAGAGGTCGCGCGCAGTCGCGAAAGACACAGGGCAGGGAGAGACAAAATCTACTCGCTTTGCTGCCTGCATTGCGGGAACGCATTTCTGTCATCTCGGCCACGGCAGAAATTCTGCTCCGCGCAGTGCGGCCACACAGCCAGCCGCAGCCGGGTCGTAATCAACTGCACAGCCTGCGGGAAACAGTTTGAGCGGCGCGCGGGCCGAGCCGGCGATGGCAAGTTCTGCTCTCGGGCGTGTTTCCACAACACGCGACACCGTCCTTCGATTCAATGCCTTCAGTGCGGCAAGCCATTTCCAAAGAGGAGCTTGAAGAACGAGTGGCAAGGCAAAAACAAGTTCTGCTCTCGCGAGTGCTCAATGGACCATCGATGGGGAAAGAATCGCCCGCGTGCCGAGCGATCCGGCCAGGCCAGGGAGAGCTGGGCGAAGATAACCCGAACGACCACGCTTCGGCGGAAATGCCGTCACTACAACGTCCCGTTCGACCCGGTGTGCACTAGGGAGGCCGTGTGCGAGCGTGACGGTTGGGTCTGCCAGAACTGCGGCACAAAGTGCCATAAAGGACCGTGGCGGATCAATAAGCGAACCCGCAAGGCCAGCCTACGCAACGCTGAGCACGATCACATCGTGCCACTGTCATGGGGCGTGCCAGGCAAAGGCAACACGTTCGACAATTCACAGTGCCTCTGCCGGAGATGTAACGGCAGGAAGAGCAACAAGGCTGGCGGGCAATTGCGGCTAGTTTTTGTGGAGTGCTGACGATGGGGCGACGCGGACCACGTCCTACACCGACGAAATTCAAGATTCTTCGTGGCAATCCTGGCAAGCAACGGCTGAATAGTGCTGAGCCGGAGCCGCCAGCTGATGGCATCGCCATGCCGCTGCACCTTGGAGAGATCGCGGCAAAGCGATGGCAAGAACTGCTCCCCATGCTCCAGGCGGTCAAGGTGATGACGCGGGCCGACGTTGAGGCGCTCGCCCGGTACTGCGACACGTACGAATGGTGGCTTGCCGTTCGTGCGAAATTGAAGGCAGAAGGTGACACGTACCCGATCCTGAACGATGGCGGCGAAATCAAGTACATCGCACAACGGCCAGAGGTGAGCATCGCTCACAAACTGGCCCAGCAGCTGCGGCAGTTGGAAGCCGACTTCGGCCTGTCGCCTGCGGCACGTTCGTCGCTCAAGGTGGAGCCTGATGCCAAGCAAGAAAGCACGCTCGCCAAGTTCCTTGCCCTCAAGAAGAAGGCATGAGTGGGTCGAGGGCTACACCTACAACGGTGACGCCGCCGACCTCGTGATCAAATTCCTCGAGGCCGTGTGCTGCCACACGAAAGACTCGCCAACGGCGAAGGCCGGCGAGCCGATGCGTCTGCTCGACTGGCACAAGCACGACGTGATCGAGCCGCTCTACGGGTGGAAGACGAACGACGGGCTCAGGCGGTATCGGCTCGCCTACCTTGAGGTGCCGAAGAAAAACGCTAAATCAACGCTTCTTTCGTGTCTTTCCATTTGGCACTTGCTGATGGAGGGCGACGGCGAGTTGGGTTGCATTGCTGCCAAAGACCGAAACCAGGCGGCGATCATCTTTGACGAGACAGCCGCGATGGTGAAGCGTTCGCCAGAGTTGGCCGCGTCGCTTGAAGTGATCGACTCGCGAAAGACGATTGTCTGCCAGCAGACCGGCAGCAGTATGCGGGTGATTTCACGCGACGCCGGTGCGGCTGAAGGGCCGTCCTATTCGTTCGTGTTCTGCGACGAACTGCATGCATGGCCCGACCGACGCCTTTTCGAGGCGCTTCGCTACTCGGGACGCTCAAGGCGAGAGCCGCTCCTCGCGACGATCACGACGGCCGGCGACCGACGAGACACGATTTGCTGGGAGCAGCACGAATACGCCGAGCAGGTGATGGCAGATCCGAAGTACGACCCAAGGTTCTACGGGAAGATTTTCGCGGCCAAGGCCGACGGGACCGATGACTACTTCGACCCGGCTGTATGGAAGCGGTGCAATCCTGGCATGGGGATCACCATGACGGTCGATAGCTTCGCGGCCGATGCTCAAGAGGCGAGGAATAAGCCGTCGAAGCTCAATGGCTGGCTGAGATATTCGCTTGGGGTCTGGGTAGAGAGCACGAACAGGTGGCTTGACCCGGAGAAGTGGGCGGCCTGCTCTGAAATGCCGCGAGAGCCACTCGCCGGCAGGAAGTGCATCATCGGCATGGACTTGTCGAAGTCCACTGACCTTTCGGCATGCGTCGCTCTGTTCCCGTCTGACGATGGAACCTTCGACATCGATGCGATGTTTTGGGCGCCTCGCGACCTGATTATGGAACGCGAGCGGACTGATCGCCAGCCGTTCCAGCACTGGGTGAACTCTGGCTACATCACGGCCACCGACGGCAACGTGATCGACCACGCTGTTATTCGCGAGTACGTGCTGCAATACGCGAAAAAGCACAAGGTGGAGCGCGTCTTGATGGACATGACGGGTGCTGTGCAGCTGGGGGTGGAACTGCAAGGGGAAGGGCTCTCCGTGGAATCATTCGGGCAAGGCTTCCGCTCCATGAGCAGCCCGACGAAGTTGCTTGAGTCGCTTGTGCTTCAGCAGCGGATTCGGCACGGAGGAAATCCTGTGCTGTCGTGGATGGCTGGGTGTGTGTGCACGGAGAGCAATGCGTTCGAGGACATTCGGCCAGTGAAGAAGAAGAGCACTGGACGCATTGACGGCATCGTGGCGTGCATATTCGCGCTCGGCGGGTGGGAAGCAAACAGCGTCACCAACTCGGCATCCACACCCGAAATCTTCTTCATATGATCGCCCACGAAAATCGCATCCTCTGGCTACCCGGCGACGAGCGTTCGTGGGATGAAGACGGCGGCAGCCGCAGCCCGGCGGGTGTGCGGATCAGTGCCGACAACGCCACGATGGTGGCGGCGGTATTCGCGTGCGTGCGGATCCTGAGCGAGACGGTGGCGAGCCTGCCGCTCCATGTGCTCGAGCGGCTGAGCAACGGCGGCAAGCGTCAGGCTAAGGAACTGCCTCTCTATCGCCGGCTGCACTCTCAGCCGAACGCATGGCAGACCTCGTTTGAGTGGCGGGAGCAGCTGGTGCGGCATGTCGCGTTGTGGGGCGACGCCTACAGCGAGATCAAGCCGGGGGCGTCGGGGGCGGCTGACCAAGTGCTGCCGCTGCACCCGAGCCGGATGAAGGTCGAGACAATTGAGAACGACCGGCTGAGGTACAGCTATCGCGAGGCGAAGGGGCGTCAGACGGTCTATTCGCAGGAGCAAATCCTGCACGTCCGCGGCCCGAGCGATGACGGCGTGCATGGCGAGAGCATCGCAGAGTCGTGCCGCGATGCGATTGCGCTGGCACGGGCGTGCGAGATTCACGGGGCGAGATTCTTTGGCGGCGGTGCCCGGCCCGGCTTCATTCTCAGCACCGACAATCCGCTCAACGCGGAGGCTCGCCGGGAACTGGCCGAAGGGTGGAACCGCAAGCATCGCGGCCCGCACAACGCTTTCGAAACGGCGGTGCTCACGGGCGGCCTCAAGCCCTATGGGATCCCGTATGCCAGCAATAGCGATTCGCAGTTCTTGGAATTGCGGCGGTACCAGCTCGAGGAAATCGCCAGGCTGTTCCGCATCCCGATGCACCTGCTTCAGGTAGGCGGCGGCTCCTACGGCTCGATTGAGCATGCTGGCCTCGACTTCGTGCAGCACACGATTTTGCCGTGGCTGCGTCGCTTGGAGTCGGCGTTCACCCGCGACTTGATGCCGGATGACGCGAGCCGTGAGCGGTACCAGATTTCGTTTGACGTTCGCGGGCTGCTCCGCGGTGACGCGGCGAGCCGATCAAGCTACTACCGCTCGATGTGGGACATTGGCGTGCTCAGCACGAACGACATCCTCGCCTTGGAGGACATGAACCCGGTCGAAGGCGGCGACGTGCGGCATCGGCCGTTGAACATGGGCACGCTTGGGGAAAGCCCCACCGCGACCGATGTGATGGCGCAGCAGATGCCGGGCAGTGGCATCGACGGCCAGGCGGTCGAAGGCGGCGTCGATGCGGCCACGCAGCCGGCCGCGGATGCCGCTCCGCAGGTGGCGGAAGTCTCGCTGAACGGTGCACAAATCACGGGGCTGATCGCGATCATTCAGCAGGTGAGCACGGGGCTCGTTACCAAGGCCGGTGCCTCTGCAATGGTCGCGGC